GGCAACGGTCACCAGCGCCGAAGTCACGGGCGCCCCGGTGATCGTGGTCGACACCTTGGTCACGGCCTCGGTGAAGCCCGGGGCGATCAGGATGCGCGGGACCACCCCCAGCGCGGACTCGGCACCGAGGAGCGCCTGCGCGCCCTTGTATTGGCCGGTGGCGGAATCGACCGAGCCGATGACGTTGACCTGGGTCGCCGCAGCGTCGGCGCCCACGGCCACGCGCACGACCACCACAGCCGCGCCCACCTGGTCCAGGATCGCATCGAGCGCCGCCGGCAGGGTTCCGGTGGTGCCGAGCTTCGCGGCCTCGCCGCGGGTGCCGCTGATCAGGACCGGGGTGTCGAGCGGGAACGCCTCGTCCACGCCGTCCGCCAGATAGGTCTGGAGCAGTGCCGCGACCACGCCCGCGCCGGTGCTGGCGCCGGTGTTGGCGACGGTCACCAGGTCGTTCGCCGCGGTGTTCGCGCCGATGGCGGTGATGACCTGCGCCGCGGTCGTGGTGATCACGCCCGAGCCATTGGTGGCGAGGTTGACGGTGATGACCTTGCCGGTCACCGACACGCTCAGGGCCGCGCTGTTGGCCACCGGGTCGCGGAGGATCACCGCGATGTCGTTGCCGAGGGCGCCGGCGACCTTGGCGGTCCAGGTCAGGGCGTTGTTGCTGGCGACCACGCCGGTCTGGAGCACGGCCGCGGCCGCGGCCTGCGCCCCGGGAGCGGTGCCGATGATGCCGATGACCGAGGAGGCGACGGTGCGGATCGGGCGCGGGCCCGAGTCCAGCTCCACAACCTGCACGCCATGAAGGAACTGCTCGGGCATAGGATCCTCGCGGTTGGCCGGATGGACGAAGATTAGGAGCGGGCCGGGGGTCGTCTATGGGCGCGGATTTCCACCGTCAGGTCTTGACCAGCCAGCGGATGACCGCGAACGGCTGCATGTTGTTGTGCGCCGCGCCGCCGCCGGTTCCGCCGATCTGTTGGCCCTGATTCGGCTGGGCGCTGCCGGTGTGCGCCGGCTGGGCGGCGTCGCCCGTGGTCGTGGTCGGGAAGCCGCCGGTGGTCTGCGTCTGCGGGCTGGCCTGGCTGGTGTAGCTCGCCCGGAACGGATGGCCGTGGTTCGGCATCTGGTTCTCGGTCAGCGTGTGCGTCTCGGCGCCGCCGCTCTGGCTCACGGTCCGGGCGGTCAGGCCCGAGCCGGTCCCGGCGCCGATGGGCACGCGACCCTGGAGGTCCGGGATGTTGAAGGTCGTGCTGCCGTTGCCGGCGCCCCAGCTCGTCCCCAGGCGGGCGAACAACGCGGCATAGGTCGTGCGGCTCACGGCGCGGCCGTCGCAGACGAGGAAGCCGGGGGGATCGGTGGTGCCAGGGTCAGCCGTGGGGAACAGCATGCCCGGGGCGATGCCGAGCATTTCCGAGAGGCGGTTGGGCATAGGGTATTCCAGGGGGGGTATTACTTGGCGCGGACCCAGAACTGAATGACCGTGAACGGCTGCATGTTGTTGTGGCTGTTGCCGCCGCCGGTGTCCCCGGTGTTGGACTGCGTGCGGGCAGTCGAATAGCCGGTCACGGAACTAACCGGAGCGCCGCCGTTATCCGAGCCGGCCTGTGCCGATCCAGTGGTCGGCTGCGTGTGGCTGTGGCTCGGCATTTCCGCAACGGTCAGGGTGTGACGCTCGGCACCGCCCTTGGCACCTACCGCCCTGGAGGTCAGGCCCGTGCCGACACCGGCGCCGACCGGGGCCCTGCCGCGCAGGTCCGGGATGTTGAATTGCGCGCCGTTCGGCAGCCCCCAGGGCGAGCTAGCGCCGCCCAAGGCGGTGAACAACGTGGCGTAGGTCGTCCGGTCCAGCGCCCGGCCGTCGCACTCGATGTATTCGACGCCGCCGCCGCTGGCGGGGACGCCGGCGTGCATGAAGACTTCGCCCACCAGCTTGCCGCCGGCGAGCACGGTGTCGACGTATGCCTTGTTGGCAGCGTGGTCCGCGGCGGTCGGGTTCGGGATTCCGCTGGCGGTGCCACCATCGAAGGCGATTCCGGCCCCGGTCTTCATCGTCCCGCCATTGCGGGTCAGAAGGTCGGCCTGGTTCGTCGGATCGTTCTGGAAGAAATAAATCTTCGTCCCGGTCGGATAGCTGCTACCGAGCGTGATGCGCGTGGTGCTGGTGACCGTCCAATCTTCTTCGCGGGAGCCCTCGATGTAGACCGCCAGGCCAACGGTGGTGCAGACCGCCAGGTCCACGACGGTCTGCCCGGCCGTGAGCGTCTGCTGCTCCTTCCGCACGTCGACGATCACCTGCACCGCCAGCGGATCGCGCCATTCCACGTCACCGGGGGTGTTGGACTTCTTGACGAGGAGCTGGTCGGTGGTGCCGCCAGGGATGAGCGCGGCCAGTCCGAAATTGGCGATAACCCAGGACTGCGAGGCGAGGACGATGGCCGGGTCCACTGTCACCGTCACCGCGGAGGCGTCGCTGATCTTCGCGTAGATCCGCACCGTCAGGTCGGAGGTCGAGCCCTCGGACGGCAGAGGCTTGTAGGTCGCCGGGAAGCTGGCGATGGCGATCAGGGATCCGGTGTTGTCGAACAGGCCCACCTCATGGATGGCCCAACCGCCCTCGGTCGCCGGGACCTGGAGGTCGAAGATCATTTGCGTCGCGTCGTTCGGGTCGACCTTCGCCTGGGCGATGGGGCCGATGAACCGCTGGCGCACCAGCGCGGTCATGCTGGCGTTCGGCGTGATCGGGTTGCCGTTGCCGTCGCCGACCGCCATTTGCAGCAACGGCAACGGCGTGCTGGTGGCGATGGCGTTGGCGATCTTCGTCAGGCCGGTGTTAGTGATGAGGGTCGAGAATGGCATGGGGCCTCAGTGGTTGAGCGTCATACCTGCCGGCCGAGGGCGGTGCAGTAGGTCTGCCAGGCGGTGGCCAGGCTCGCGGCCTGGGTGGAATCCACGCCGGGACCGACGTGGTAGCCGCCAAGGCTGGCGTTGCTAAAAACCTGCTGGGTTCCGTTGTTGTTGAACGCGAAAACCGAGAAGGCGCGTGGCGGGCGGACGTTCGTGCGGACAGTCGTGTTGGGCGACCCGACGGCAGCGCCGTCCCTGTAGTACCGGCAGTCGTTGTTGGCCGTGCGCGAGCCGATGATGAGCTTCGATTGGGTGGCCGTAACCGAAATGCGGCCGTCGCTGCCACCGGCGGCGAAACAGAAATAGGAGCCGGACGTGCCGGCAAGATGGACAAGGCGAGCGGAACCGGTGCCATCGCTGGCGCCCACCAGGGTTGCCGATGCCGTGGTAGCGCTGCGGACGTAGGCGGCGATGCTGTAAGAGTTGTCGGTGCCAACCCCATCGGCGTTGATGCCCATGGTCAGGCGTTTGGTGCTGGCGTTCCCGGTTAGGCCCGTTGCCCTGGCGTAGTCGCCGGCCACGAAATTGACGTTGGTGTCGGCGTCCGATCCGCCGCCGCGGAACACGGGGTGCAACGCGGCCGTCAGGTCGCCGCCGCAGAAGGCGTTGACCCGAGCCGTGGCCTCGGTGATGCCGATGGCCTTGTAGGCGCGCACCAAGTCGTCGAGCGCCATAAGGTCGGCCTGGGTGTAGGTTCCGCCGGCGGCCGCCACTCGGACCGCCCATGCAGTGACCTCGGGCTCGTTCTGGTAGGCAAGGACGCTGATCACGCCGCCGGCGACACAGGCGGCCGCTGCGTAGAAGTTGCCGCCGTCGTTCTGGTGGCGGAAACTGAAATGGCTCCGGGCGTTCTTCACCCGATTGGCGATGTCGATGACGGCGGACTTTTGGGGGTCGGTCAGGCCGGCGCCGGCCAGCAGCGCGAAGGTGTACGGGATCCCCACCGGGGACTGGTCCTGCCATTCCTCCACGTCCACGTCGTAGGGAGCCAGGGCCGTGAGCAGCGCCCCGGCCGTGCCCTTCCGCCGATGGACGCTCACGCTGTCGCGAATCGCCTGCCGCTTGACGGACTCGCTGGCCGCCGGGTCCCAGGCGTCGACCGCCAGGGCCCAGGCCAGCCACGGGAGCAGCGCCGCCGGGCAGGTGTCGGGGTCCCACAGGGTGCGCAGCGGCACCGACACGTCGCCAACCCGGGCGGTCGCCAGGTCCAGCGCCCGCTCCTGGGCGGTCGCGCTCGGCGGAAGCAGAGTGTCACTCATCGCGCCCCGCAACCGTCACAACGATGGACGTGCAGTAGCTCGCCATGGTCGGGCTGTTCACGATGTCGGCCGCGGGGCTGGTGATCACCGCCCGCTGGACGCCCGCCCGGTGCAGCGCCGCATACAGGCCGGACAGCACGATGTCCCGCCCCGGCCGGTGGTTGGCCGTGACGTAGGCGTTGACCGCCGCAATGGCGTCCTGGCGCACGACCTCCTGGTCCGGGCCGGCGTAAAGGTACAACTCGGCCTCGACCACGAACGGCGTGATGTTCGCGCCCTGGACCTCGACCTGATCCGTCAGCGGCCGCACATCCTGGTCGCTCAAGGCTGCCTCCACCGCGGCCACCAGCGCCGGCGCGGCCGTGCCGTCGCCGGTGGCGGAGAGCACCGACACCAGCACGCGGCCGGGCGTGGGGCTGGTGACCGACACGTCCTTGACGCCCGAGACCGACAGCGCGTGGAAGCGGTAGGCGTCGGCCGGGCCGGCGGTGGACAGTCCCTCCAGGGAGAGCTGAATCCGGCTGCGCAGCGCCTCGTCGGATTCGTAGGTCGGCGGCACCGGCGGGATCGCCGAGGGGTTGCCCGGGTCGAGCACCAGGCGCGTGACCCCGAACAGGCCGCCCAGGTTCTCGAGGTCCGAGCCCGTGGCATAGGCCAGC